GAATGTTATATCCACAAAAAACTATTCCATGCTTTTTGTCCTGATTGTATGCTAGTAAAAACTGGAACAAGTTACGAAACTCTTTATGGAGCAGGCCCTACCGATTCTTACTATCCACCAGGTGAGTTTAAGTTAACTTCAAATGAACCTGACATGGTAAACTCTCCAAGTCATTATACTCAAGGCGATATTGAATGTATTGATGCTATTGCTGAAGTAGTTAAATATCTTGACGGTATGGAAGCAATGTGTACAGGTAATGCAATTAAATATCTATGGCGTTGGAAACACAAGAATGGTATTACTGACTTGCGTAAAGCACAATGGTACATTCAAAGGATGATTGATGAGTTTGACCCTAACTGATATAATATATCGTTTAAAGCAATTAGATGAAATGGATGTTGTAGATATCCTTGGTTTAACGACTGAGGATATTTGCGAAAGATTCTTAGAAGTAATAGAAGAAAAAGCAGATGTATTAGAACAACTATTAAAGGACGATGATGACAACTAAAAAACCGTTACACGATATGGGTCCTCCCATTAAAGATGAGATTCCTGGATTGCGAGACTTCTTCGCTACTTCAGTACTCTCAGGAGCTATCGCTGCTGCTGGTGTGCCCGAGACTAACGTAGATGAATATTGTGAAGTGATTGCACATTTCTCTTATGCAATGGCTGATGCAATGATGGCAGAAAAATACAAGAAAAACACACGACACTAAGGATAAAGATGTACAACACACCATTCAGTACCGTAGGCTATATTACCTACAAAAGAACTTATGCACGTCGCTTAGACGAAGCAGACATCACCAGCAATACAGAAGAATTTCCTCAGACTGTAGAGCGAGTAATTAAAGCAGCAAACACACAGTTAGGTTGTAACTTTACAGAAGCAGAGCAAGAGCGTTTACGTAAGTATTTGATGGAACTAAAGGGAACTGTAGCAGGTCGTTTCCTTTGGCAGTTGGGCACGGACACTGTAGGCAAGCTAGGTCTTGCTTCATTACAAAACTGTGCCTTTACTGTTATCGATGAACCTGTTCGTCCTTTTACTTGGGCTATGGACTTATTGATGTTAGGTTCTGGCGTAGGTTATAACATACAAAAGAAAAATGTTGAAAAACTTCCTGAAGTCAATATTAATTTTAGTGCCCCTACTCGTGTGGATAGCAATGATGCGGATTTTATTGTCCCTGATTCGAGGGAGGGTTGGGTACAGTTACTGGGCAAAACGCTCAAGGCAGCGTTCCTAAGTGATAAAAATCCAACTTTCTCTTATTCCACTGTACTTGTACGTGGTCGTGGTGCTGTTATTAAGGGCTTCGGAGGCACAGCTTCTGGACCTGAAGACTTATGTGACGGCATTGTTAAAGTATCTACCATTCTAGAGAAACGTGCTGGTAAGAAGCTACGTCCTATCGATTGCTTAGATATTATGAACATTATTGGTGCAATCGTCGTAGCAGGTAATGTACGTCGCTCTGCACAGATTGCTATTGGAGATGCAGACGATGTTGAGTACCTTCTTGCAAAACGCTGGGATATGGGAAATATTCCTAGCTGGAGAGCTATGTCTAACAATAGCGTTGTTTGTAACGATATTAAAGACTTGCATGAATACTTCTGGGACGGTTACGAAGGAAAAGGCGAGCCTTACGGTCTTATTAACCTTCGACTATCTCGTAAAATCGGTAGGCTGGGCGACACTAATTATCCTGACCCAGATGTGCAGGGTTATAATCCTTGTGCTGAGCAGTCTTTGGCTCCTTATGAAACCTGTTGTCTAGCCGAAGTTTATTTATCTAATGTAACATCTAAGGAAGAATTCGTTGATATCTGTACACTCCTTTATCGCATTAACAAGCATAGCCTTTCTCTTCCTTGCCATCTACAAGAAACAGCCGATATTGTCCATAAAAACATGCGTATGGGCATTGGCGTTACTGGAGTTCTACAATCTTCTGATGAACAACGGAGCTGGTTAAAAGATGCGTATGTAGAGCTGCGTAAGTTTGATAAAGAATATTCTGCTAAGCATGGTTTTCCTGAGTCTATCAAGTTAACTACAGTTAAACCTTCAGGTACTTTATCTTTGTTACCAGGTGTGACTTCTGGTTGCCATCCTGCTTACAGCCACTACATGATTCGTCGTATCCGTATCGCAGCAGACCACAGCTTAGTGCAAGTGTGTCGTGAGCATGGATACCCAGTAGAGTATCAACGTAACTTTGATGGTACTGATGACCACAGCACAATGGTAGTTTCATTCCCATTTGCTTATCCTGAAGGTACTAAAATTGCTGCTGAGATGACTGCTATTGACCAACTAGAAACTGTTAAATGGTTGCAAGATAACTGGTCAGACAATAGCGTTAGCTGTACTGTGTATTACCGTAAAGAAGAGTTGCCAGAGATTAAGAAGTATCTGGCTAAGAACTACAAAAATAACCATAAGTCACTGTCGTTTTTACTACACAATGAACATGGTTTTAAACAAGCTCCTCTTGAAGAAATCACTAAAGAAACGTATGATGCGTTAGTGGCTAGTACAAGATTGATTACCAAAGTGGAAGATGCTTCCTTTGAAGGTGACCTCGAATGCGCAGGTGGAGTTTGCCCCGTTAAATAAGGAGAAAGATATGATTGATAAACAAGATTTTATGTTAGGAATGCGACGCTTAAATGAAGTACTTAATCTTGCTGATGAAGTTCAGCCAGTGATTATGAAGCGTTGTATGGAAGCTGCTGAGGACTTTGATTCAATGGACCCTGTGCAGTTTGTGGTGTTGTGGAAAGACATTAAGAAAATGCTAACACCGATTAATGATAAGTTACTGGAGTTGCAGACTGTCTCTATGTTTAGAGAGCTGCAGCCACCTGAGTACCCAGACCCTGAAGAGGTCTTATAAGTTTCCTTGAAGTTGTTTTGACGGCCCTCTTCGGAGGGTCTTTTTTATAGGTGAGGGGTTACAAACTCGCCTGCCAATTCGTTGATGCCCTAGCTAGAAAGACGGAAAATCACTAGGTTCTTGAATACCCTCGTGCCGTCTTGACTTATTTAATTCCTATTTGTTCGTTAATCCACTTCTGTAGTTCTATTACTTGGGCTGTTGTCTCTGCACATTGTCCAGCAAAAACATTGTAGGAGGAGATAACATCAGTGACGCTGGGGGCTGTGGAAAGTCCTGACACTTTACTGGCACTGCCGTTGTTCCACACGCTTGTAGACTTATAATAATTCCTAATAGCACTAAGCTTCGCATCATATTCATCTTGAATTCCTTTTGTAACTAACGCTTGTTGTTTCGTGATTGATTGGACTTTCGCTTCTTGAACTTTTGCTTCAGATTCCACTTTAGCTCTATATGCTGAAAACTTAGTATGCTCAACATAACCATAAAAGCAGCCACACACAAGTAAAAGTCCAATGAAAAGTTTGACATAAGTTAGTACCGATAGTGGAAACATTATTTATCATCCAAAGGTTTAGTTGTCGTAGCTCTAAGATAAGCTATGACAATACCAATTACAAACATAGAGATACTATAGACTTTAGGGTCTAGTAAATCTTGAATGTATGAAGAGTTATCTGAGATAGCTCCGAGCAAAAACAGTAGTCCTGAGAACCACATTGTCCTTGAACGGAACATTCCAGCAAGTCTACGCTTCATTACATCTTCTTCTTTTTGTCAGACATACGGCCTTTAGGCTTAACCTTAGACTTACCAGCTTTGGAAAGTGCAATAGCTATAGACTGCTTCTGAGGCTTGCCATGTGACATCTCAGTTTTAATGTTAGAAGACACTGTCTTTTTAGAACTACCAGTTTTTAACGGCATGATTTATCCTTTATATGTACCATGAAGAAAGCAGTCTTGCTCAGCAAACCTGCGTTTAAGAATACTATTACTATGTCCACCAGCTACCATAGACCACTTAGGAAACTCCCCAGAAGCAGCAGTTTTGTTTCCTGCTTTAAGTAATTTAAGAAGTGTAGAACGTTTAAAAGCACCACATCCTAAGTTGTAAGTAAAGGACACGAGAGCATCGAATTCATTTTGTGTTAAGTCTAAGCCTGAAGAGTTAACGCAGTCTTCAGCAGTGCTTACATCTTGTCTAAGAAGTTGTGTAGCCTGTCCCATAGTAATAGGACTGCCTTCAACTAAACCATCACCAGGAACCATAAGATGACCATAACCTACTGTCAACTTATTAGCTGTGTCCAAATAAGGCATGCTACGAAAGCCTTCAAATGTTTTAAGTTGTTCAATACCTTTGTCAGAAGTTCTCATGTTGCCTGTGTCGATGCAGTTAGAATACCGTTAGTAAATGTCATGCTACCGTTAGTACCCCCAGTAGTTAATTTAGCTGTTGTAATAGTACGAGTAATACCTACGTTCTGTGCAGCCATTGTTCCTAGAGTAGGTTTGTGTTTAATGTAATCTACAGCAGCAGTATTGGTTTGTGTCCAATCAGACTGTATTTGAGTAAGACTAGGAATACCTGTAATAGTACCACCAGTAATGTTTACGTTAAAGGAGTTTTGAGTAGCCATATTGCCAAGACCTAAATTCTGTCTAGCACCTGTAACAGTAGTAGCTCCAGTACCTCCTTGAAGAATAGACCACACAATGTTACCAGTTTGTGCTTGTTGAATATAAGTTCCTAAATTACGGAACCATTCACGCCATCTAGGATTTTCTTTAATCTCATCTTGTGGGATAGGAGGAAGATTATTAACAGCCACTCTCTACTCCTTCAGCATAGCCTGCATCTTGTAAATCTTCTAAACACTTTTGAACCTTTTCACCAATGTCAGTACGATAAGCAATACTGTTTGGAATTTCAATCTTCTTCTTAATGGTGTCGTAGACCTTGCAACGAGCGTCTTCAATATTATCACCAAGACCTACTACTGTGCAGACATAGTCACCAGCAGTAACAAACATAGGCTCATTCTCTTTAAGCTTACCGTCAATCATTGCAGGACCTTTGCCCCACTGTACTTCACACAAGTGTACGTCAGTAACAGCGTCATCCATATCCATACCCCAGATAGGATAACCAGAGTTTTCTTTTTTAGTTACATGACTATAAGGATAGTCAGGAATAGTAATGACAACACCAGCAGCAATCTTATTAGATACCTTTAAAGTGTCTTCGCCATTAATAAGGTCTAACATCCATTGAGCAGGGTCTCCCTTATGTAAAGATAACTGAATATTAAAGAGAGGCCAGCCTGGACGCATTGTGAACTCTAAAGGCCATGCTTGACCTTGTTTGTCAATAATACAGTTCACATCGATGTAGCCAGTGTAGCCTAAACCATGAAGCATGTCTTCTAGTGGCTTAAGCATCTGGTCAGCCAGTTTAGAGTCTTGTGTGTAGCGAACAATAGTACCTTGCTCACCTGTAGTAACACCAAGCTCACCATCCATTAACTTCTTGTGCTCCCAAGACTCACAGAAGTTTTTAGAGAAGCCACACTTACCAAACCAACCGCCTACACCGAACTCAATGCCAGGACGAAACTCTTGAAGAATAAACTTGCCTTTAAGAGCATTCTTTTTCTTC